CTGCGCTAGGGAGACACCATGACCGACCTCCAACCCGGATACGATCTACCCATGACCCGCGAAGACGACCAGATCCGCTCCCTGCTCGAGTACAACTCCCTCGACGCCTTCCACCACCGCCGCGCCTCCATCATCGACGAGGCCCGCCGCCAAGGCTGGACCTGGGAGGAGATCGCAGAGGTGCTCGGCATGTCCCCCGCCGGCGTTCAGCGCGCCCCCTACGTCTCCAGCCCCTGGAATGAGAAGAAGCGCGCCCGAGAGGAGCAGCAGTCATGACCCAGGTCGCAGGCATCACCCAGGGCAAGCGCGGCTTCATCGTCACCACGACCGAGGAGACCCTCCCCGGCGAATGGGCAACCCGCGAGTACGCCGAAGCGGTGCTCGCCATGCCCCTCCCCACCCGCGACCAGCTGCGCCGCGATCGCGACTTCTGGCGGGACCAGCATGCCAAGCTCGTCCAGCAGATCCGCGACAGCGACGTGTACTTCGACCTCGCAGGCGTCGTCTACGAGCACACCGGAGGCCTCTCCTCTGGTCCGGAGGGCCGCAGGCGGTTGTCCGCGGTATTCGGGGCGATGAAGGCCGTTACCGACCCCTGAAAGCACTCCCCCGCTCCCCTCAGCAAACTCCCCCACCCGACCTCGCAGAATTTTTCCCGCACTTCCCTTGAGTAAGCGGCCAACACAGCGTAGTATGTATCCACAACGAGAGAGAGGAGCATGACGCCCATGCCCAAAGGCACGCCCTACACCATCGACGTGACCGCCCAGGTTACCGCCCGCCTTCTCGTCTACATCCAGGCCGATGAGGAGATGAGCGACTACGCCTTCCTCCACCTGGTGGACGAGACGGTCACCTCCCACACCGAGGCCCTCATCAACCAGGTGCAGGCCACCGCCGCCCTCCCCGACAACAAATACGTCACCTACGAGGTGGATATCCGCAACGCCACCGGCGCAGAGGTAGGCGGAGACGACGCCCTGGACGAGGGCATCCTGCGGTTCGACTACTGCGACCACGAAGACCACCACCACATGGACTTCAATGACGAGGAGGCAGTATGAACCCCGACACCCGCGCCATCATCGAAGAGCAGGTCGCCCACTTCGAAGAGCAGGTCGCCCACTTCAACCGCGAGGCCCAGCGATACGAGAGCTACATCCCTAAGGCCAAGGAGACGCTCGACAAGGCCCAGGGCTACTACGACAACTGCATCCAGCAAGCCAAGTCATACCGCGCCTCCGCCCGCCTGCTCCAGGCGCTCCTCGATGAGGAGAAGGTATCATGACCCGGGAGCCCAAGGACTACGAAGTCACCTTCTGGCTGACCGTGCTCATCATCGCCGCCGCGATCGGCGTCCTCCTCTCCCTGGGCGCCGCGCTGCTCCTCGTCCTCGCCCTCGGCTACGCGATATGGTTCACCGCCGCCCACGGCCTGACCCCGTTCACCGCGCTCTTCTTCGCAGCGGTCGCCGCCGGCGCCATCCTCACCGGCTACGCCGCCCTCCGCCGCCGCGAACGGCACCACACCTACCGCGACTTCGGTCCCCACTTCACCGCCACCACCACACACATCTACCACGGGGAGGACACCAAGTGAGCCGCCCCCGCGGCCACGAGCGCCGCCTTCTGAAAGACGCCCTCCGTGAGGCCAAGACGCGCAGGGACGCCGCCATCGGGAGCAAGCGGTTCTGGGCGCGCGAAGCCTTCATCGAGGAGACCGTGAACGGACACACCCTGAGCCCGTGGGATTCCTCCCACCTCCTCGCCCGCGCCACCTCCGATGCTGACCGTTACGCCAAGGTGATCGAGGACCTGAAGGCGAGGCTGAGAGGATGACCCACTCCCCCGAGTTCACCTCCTGGGTCGCCGCGCACAAGGTCGAACTGGAGGCCGACTACGCCTACGAGGAGCGCGAGCTGAAGCGCAAGAAGGACGAGGCCAGGCACCACCGCTCCCTCGCCGCCAACCTGGACGCCGAGTCCGAGATCCACGTGGACAACATGCACCGCCTCACCGCCCAGATCACCGAACTCCAGGAGGCACTGAGTTGACCGCCTTCACCGCAATCACCAAGTCGGGCACGGTCTGGTCGTACGACGGACACCGCCTCCAGATTGCCCCCCAAAGAGGCCCTGCCCACTCCTTCAAGCCTCTTTTCATCAAGGGCATCGATCGGGACACCATCCCCGAAGAAGTGACAAGCGAGCACTCCCTGCTCGCCTGGATCGAGCATGAGGCACCCAATATCCCGGTGACCGTGGGCAAGTCGATCTACGCCATAGGCCTGCGGGAATGGCGCCTGTCCACCCCGGTCGCGGAGATCCCCTTCGACGAGGCCGTCGCATGAGCAGCACCCCTGAAGAGGAAGCGCTCGCCCTGGACGCTGCACAGCACCTCCTCATCCAGATCGGGTCCGGCCACTACAGGGTCACCTCGATCCGCAGGCTCCGCGCCGAGTGCCGTGAGATCCTCCGCCACTACCCGCTCGCCCCCGGTGAATCCTGGCTCGGCTTCCATGAGGCGATCGACCGGTGAGGTTCGCGCTCGGAGTGCTCCTCGGTCTCGCGCTCGCCTACGGCGCACACGAGTGGATCGTGCGGTACTCCGAGCATGGTCTGCCCCCGAACTACGAGGTCCCGAAAGGCTTCGTGAAGACCGACGGCATCCTCCAGTGGTGGCCGTCCCCGACCGTCCAGGAGGACGCCGCGTGACCGCGCAACTCGACAAGGGCAACCACTACGAGCCCCGTCTCGGCTCCTCCAAGGAGACCGGGTACACCCTGTCCGACCCCCGCCTCCAGCGCCGACTCGACCTGCTTCCCCCGCATACGCCGCCCACCACTGAGGACCGCGCCCGCGTCGCCACGTGGATAGCGAGGGCCTACCCCGTCGACCCGGACGGCAACCCGCGCGAGAACCTGCAAGCCCGCCTCGACCTGCTGAACGCGCTGTTCGGCGACAAGGCGGAGGAGTTGACGTGACCCTCCGCTGGATCGGCTCCCCGGCCACTGTCGGCGACCTGACCAACGCGCTGCTGGGCGCACTGCTGGACGGCATGGTCACCGAGGGTACGCCGATCACCTACGTCTCCATCAACCTCAAAGGCGAGTACATGACCGCCAATGTCTACGTCGATCTGAAAGGTGCCGCCGCATGAGGATGCTCGTCTTCGACACGGAGAGCACGTCCCCCGAGCCCACTACAGCCCGCATCGTCACGGCATTCCTCGGTGTGCTGGACGCCGACGGCACCGTCCAGATGGCGCAGGACTGGCTGATCCGCCCTGACGCTGAGCACCCGATCCCCGCCGAGGCGACCGCCATCCACGGCGTCACCCAGGAGCACGCCCTCCAGCACGGAATGCACGCAGGCAACGCGATCGACCAGATCGCCAGCATCATCCGGGTGGAGTGTGTCGACAACGGGCTCCCGCTCGTCGGTCACAACCTGCGCTATGACCTGACTCTCCTGGATCGCGAAATGCGCCGGCACGGGATGGCGAACCTAGCCGCATGGCTGCTTCCCCGCGTCAAGGTGCTGGACTCCATAATCCTGGACAAGCACCTGGACCGCTACCGCAAGGGCAAGCGCACCCTGACGGCAACCGCCGAGCACTACGACATCCGCCTGGATGACGCGCACACAGCCTCCGCGGACGCCGTAGCTGCCGGCCTGATCGCACAGCGCCTCCTGAGCCACGACACCCTCCGCGACATGCCGCTGGATGTGATCCACGAGGCGGAGGTCATCTGGGCCAAGGAGCAGGCGGAGGGCCTGCGCGCCTACTTCCTCCGCGAAGGCAACACGGAGGCAGCCGCCTCCGTCCACACAGAATGGCCGGTGATCCCCGCATGAGAATCCTCGTCGACATGGACGGCGTCATCGCCGATTGGGGCGCCGAATACGGGCTCCGGCTGGACACCTACGGCGTGGAGGCGGCGAGTCTTCCCCGTCACCATGACCAGCTCACGTTCAATTTGAATGCAGGGCGGACCAAGCGTGAGCAGGAGATCATTGCGGAGATCCTGGCCTCGCCCGACTTCTACTCCGCCCTCCAGCCGATCGCAGGAGCCAGGACCGCCCTCCGCCGGGCGGCGAAGGCGGGGCACGACATCCGCTTCGTCACCTCTCCGTGGGTGTCCAACCCGACCTGCGCATCCGACAAGCTCAACTGGATCGTGCGGCACTACGGGGCGCGCTGGGGCCAGCGAGTCATCATCACAACAGACAAGACCCTCGTGCGCGGAGACATCCTCATCGACGACAAGCCGGAGGTGATGGGCGCCGCACATCCGGAGTGGGAGCACATCCTCTTCGATCAGCCCTACAACCGCGCCGTCATCGGGAAGCGGCGGATGACTACATGGAAAGACCTGGAGGCGATCATTCATGGCTGAAGTGCGCACCACCTCATCTACCGGGGGCGAGAAGGGCATGAAGGACGAGCGTCATTCGCTCATCCCGACAGAGGCACTCGCCGCGGTCGCCCGACACTACGGCATCGGCGCCCGCAAGTACGCCGACCACAACTGGCGTCGCGGGTACGAGTGGTCTAAGTCATACGATGCCCTCCAGCGTCACGCACAGGCGTTCTGGGGTGGTGAGGACATCGATGAGGAGACCGGGTCCCCGCATATGGCGGCGGTCGCCTTCCATGCCCTCACCCTCCTCGTCTTCATGCAGGAGCAGCGGGACTTCGACGACCGCTACAGCACGGAGGCGGTGGCATGATCCTTAAGCGCGTCTGGCGCGAGGACATCCAGTCCCACGGGCTCGTGACCCCGGACGCCAAGTACGCCCTGCGTACCCATGCTGAATCCGAGGACTGCTACCAGCACGGGTGCGCCATCCACTTCCCCACCGCCACCGCGACCGCGAACGTGGAGAAGTGGCCGTACAACTGGCGGGAGGACCGCGGCCTTCTGGAGCGCATCTGCCCGCACGGCATCGGCCACCCGGACCCGGACGCCGCGAACTTCAACATCCGCAAGGGGCGCGAGTCGGAGAACGTGCATGCCTGCGATGGGTGCTGCGCATGAGAGTCCTAGTGACAGGCTCGCGCGCCTGGGAAGACGAAGAGCGCATCGCTGAAGCCATGCACCATGCCTGGGCGCTGGTCGACATGACAAATGACCCGATCCCGACCCTCGTTCACGGTGGCGCGTTCGGTGCCGATCAGATGGCCGCTCGGATCGCTCGCCGGTGGAAATGGCAGGTCGAGACTCATCTCGCGCAGTGGCGACCTCACGGTATCTACAACCCACGAGCCGGGATTCTGCGCAACTCGGAGATGGTGGCCCTCGGTGCGGACATCTGCCTCGCGTTTGTCCGCAATGGCTCGCCAGGGGCGACCGACTGCGGCAAGAAGGCCGAATCTGCCGGAATTCCAGTGAGGTGGTACGTGGCATGACTAGACTGCGCGACCCCCGCACCGCCTTGACGGCGGACGAATGGCTGGCCCTCAACCGCCAGCTGCGGGACCTGTACTTCGAGTTGGCGAACGCCGCCGACAACCAGCCCGTCTACCTTGAGGAGCGCATCCCATTCGAACGCTCGGAGACCGTCTAGCTTCGCATTTATGTTCGATGCGCCGACTTTCCGGTCGAATCCCCACAAGAACTTCGCGAAACATGAGAGGACTCTCACAATGAACAGCATTCGGTCAACCGGATCGACCGCGACCATCTCCGTCTCGGGTGGACAGGGCAATACGAAGGGCACTGAGGTCTGGGTGCATCTGCGCGCCGAGGATGGCGAATCGGAGAACACCAAGGCCGTCTACGCCTGGTTCCCCGCCGACCAGATCCTCGACGCGCTGCACGACGCGATCGAGCAGTCGAAGGAAGCCGACGAGCGCCACGTCGCGAGGCGCCTGACGGAGCCCGCCGCGTGACCAACAACCTCATCATCTACACAACCCCCACCTGCGTCACCTGCCGCGCCATCATGCGCAAGCTGGATGCGGACGGTATCAAGTACTCGAAGGTGGATGTCACCGAGGACACCGAGGCCGCAGAGCGCCTGAAGCGCAACGGTTATCAACAAGTGCCAGTTCTGGGCTGGGCCGGAACGCTTCACTCTGTAGATGCCCTACCAAATATCCGCAAACAGATCATTTCCGACCGGGATGCGCAATGACCCCCGGCGATACTGTGATGCTGGACCGGGTGCTGAAAGTGGTCTTGGTGAAAACCTTGGCTGATACTGAGCAAGCCGTCATCGAGTTCGGCGGAGCGACCAGCGTGGTGCCGCTGGCTAGCCTCTCGGCGGCCGAGTAATACACGCCCAAAGCAAAGAAGAAGGCCCCTGGGATTCGGGTTCCCTGGGGCCTTCGTCATGCCATCAGCATGTCGGGCTGTGGCTCTTGCGGTATCGGTTCGACACTGAACTCCTTCCGCAACGCATTGAGCACGATGCCCTTGTCGAAGACGTAGCTGAAGCCGCGCCCCCACATGAAGACGAGACTCCCCTGCACGTCGACCTGCACGCTCCTCGCGCCGTCCAGGTCCCTCACTGTCGTTGTCACTATCACCCTTCCCAGCCAACTGATGTGTGTTGTCCTTGCGACTGCAAGCCCACGGGGGTATGTTATCGCCGGTCCCGGACATCGCAAGTCTGGCGGACCATCGAACGCAACTGCATTTGCACAAAACCAAGGAGAAACCGTGGTATCGGTCCAGGCACCTGTGGTGGCCGGGAGCATTGCGCTACCGGCCAGCTACAGCACCGACAAAGAGTTTTTCGCCACCCGCTACAAGCAGGGCGGTCGCACCGTCTACCTTGTCGCGCTCACGCCGGCTCAGCTGGCATCCATCGTCAAGCGTCCTGACACCAACATCGCCAGCCCCACCAACCGGCTGATTAAGTTGCAACATGCGAAGGACTTCGCAGGATACGTGTCCGCCGTTCCCCGGTGGATCTCCCCCGGCGTGATCCTGCGCGCACCCTCCATCTTCAGCTTCGAGCAGGTGGCGGAGATCCCGGACGCCCAGTTCGGACTCCTGAAGTACCCGGAGCGGCGTGAGGGAGACATTCACATCCTCGACGGTCAGCACCGCATCCTCGGCTTCCATATCGCGCTGGAGTCGATCGATGCGGCGCAGGACCGGGCGCGCAGCGACAAGGCGACCGCCACGCGCGTGCAGGACAAGAACGCGGTCAAAGGCGCGCAGGCGGAGATCGACCGGCTGGAGAAGGTGCGTGACATGCTCTACACGGAGCGCGTCGCAGTCGAGTTCCAGGTCACCGACGACATGCGTGAGACCCGGCAGGCGTTCGCGGACATCGCGGAGAACGCACTGGGGATCACCGCTTCAGTGAAGGCGCGGTTCGACACCACGAAGGTCGAGAACCGGGTTCTCGAGCAGGTCATCGACACGCACCCCCTCCTGAAGGGGCGCGTGGAGAAGGAGTTCGACCGCGTCCCCCGGCGCTCCGTGAACCTCTACTCGGCGCGCGCCATCGCCGACATGATCCGCGCCCTCGCAGTGGGCTACGACGGCCGGATGAGCCGCCGCGCACAACGCGAGACCAGCGAGGGCGGCCTGACCCAGACGGCGAACGAGTTCTTCGACGTGGTGCTGGACGCCTTCCCGCAGATGCGGGCAGTGGAGAACGGGCAGATCGATGCGGAGAAGCTTCGGCAGACCTCTATGCTCGGCGCGCCGATCGTCATGCGAATCCTTGCGGGCGTCTACTTCGAGTTGCGCACGAAGCACGGATTCACCGTGGCGATGGTGAAGGAGTACTTCACGGCGCTGGGCAAGCACTTCAATGCGCCCGCGCACGAGCAGTCCATCTGGATTCTGCACGGCCCGCAGGACTCCTTCACGCTCGATTCCTGGGCACCCCGAGGCCGTCGCCAGGAGGCGAAGGCGCTCGTGCTGGCGATAGTCGACTGGGCGATCCTGCAAGAGCAGTTCGTAAAGGATGAGCCGGCGCCCGCGCCCGAGGTCGAGGTGGACCCGGATGAGGGGATCGACTTCGCCGGGAAGGTTGACCTCACCCAGATGGCGGTGGAGATGCGCAACGAGATGGAGGCGATCGCGGCCACGTCGAAAGAAAAGGTTGCGCCTCGCGTGAAGCGGCGGTAGACTCCGCGCTTGCAGTAATCGGTCCTCTCTCTCGGGTGGGGCGCCCTCCAGGTGTGACATAGAAACGGAGGGCGCCCCCAATCTGTTTTCTGGGGGGGCAGCCAGATCCCCTAGACTGCGCGGCCTCATGGCCCAGTTGAATCTCGCCAAAGGCTCCGTCGACGAGCAGTTGATCGCCTACGCCGTCATGGACCTCTCCCCCGAGGAGATATCCGGGCGCATCGGCGGTGTGCTGTCGCCCGCGCGCGTGCGCCTGCGAGTGAACGACCTGCTCACCTCCGGTGACTGGCTGACGGACGCCCAGAAGGAGCGGGCTCTCCTCTCCATCGCGCTGCGGCAGATCGGCGACATCCAGCAGGTGGCAGGCTCCGGCGACCTGGAGGCCTCCAAGGTGCTCCTGGTGTACCTGAAAGACGTGCTGGACCGCCTCGAGAAGCGGCAGGTACGGATCACCGCAGACCTCAACACCTACAACGCCTCCGTGGGCCAACAGCTGGGCCACGTCGTCGACCTCGCCCTCACCTACATGAAGGGGGCGCTCCGCGAGTCGGTGGACGCCGAGAAGTGGGACGAGCTGGTCCTGGACGCGATCGCCGTGGCCGCACACGAGATCGAGAAGAAGCAGATCGCGGAATGAGTGTGCTTGACCCCGCGGTGTTCGATGCCGCGATGGCGGAAATACGCGAGAGGTCGAAGAAGTCCCTCTACCAGCGCGACTTCGCGGCATGGCTGTCCGATGTCCTCGGTGAGCGCATGTACGAAAAGATGGCCGGGATCTCCGAAGACGTACTTTTCGGACAGCATCCGCGCACCCTCGTGAAATCAGCCAACGGTACCGGGAAGACCCACAGTGCGGCGCGCTGGGCGCTGTGGTGGATTACCGCGTGGCCGAAGGAGGAATCTCTCGCGATCATCACTGCGCCCACGCTTGTCCAGGTGCAGATCGGCGTGTTCGCTTACCTCAAGGAGGCATACGGCTACAAGAAGGTCCAGGCCGCGCGCGCTGGGAAGCCGATGCCCTGGCCGGGATGGATCTCCGAGACCGACCAGTGGCGATACTCCACCCCTGGTGGTAACCAGACTCTCGCGATCGCCCGCGTCCCCGGCGCCCAGGACGCCGTGTCCTCCTTCCAGGGTCTCCGCAAGACCGGTGGCCGCAACTTCATCATGCTCGATGAGGCTGGGGGTGTGAAGGAGCCGATCTACGCCGCCATCGACAAGCTCATGACCTCGGGCGACTCCCGCATGGCGGGAATCGGAAACCCGGACGCTCGGGCCACGCCATTCCATGAGCGCTTCACCGAAGAGCGCTATATGCGCGAGTATCAACTCCACACGATCACCGCCTACGACACCCCGAACCTCACGGGAGAGATCGTCTATCCGGACGACCCCGAGAAGCAGAAGAGCCTCCAGGACGGACTTATCTCCAGGCGCGCCGTGTACGACGCTGAGCGCATGCTGAAGACTGGCGGCGAAATCGTCTTCGACGAAGACGCCGGCGCCTACCGCAACCTAGACGGGAAGCCCGACGGGCGCTTCAAGTCGATGATCCTCGGGACTTTCCCCGATGAGGACGACCGGACCTTCTTCCGCGAGGAGCACATCCAGCGCGCCCGTGAGAACGAGTTCACCGATGAGCAGATCGCGGGTCAGCCCCTTGTTCTCGGCGTAGACCTCGCCACCACCGGCAAGGACGAGTCTGTCGTGATGATGAACCGGGGCGGCAGATGCCGCATCTTCAGCGGCAAGGTGACCTACAACGACGGCATCGAGACGAAGGTGACGAGCGGAACATGGGACAAGGACGACGCTCTGGGCGCCTCGCGCCGGGTCAACGCCATCGCAAGGCATCTTGGCGCGACGGAGGTTCGCGTGGACGCGGGCGGCATCGGAGCGGGCATCGCGACCGAACTGGAGAGGCTTGAGGAGTTCCAGCCGCGCCCCTACGCGGTCATCCGCATCGACGGCTCGTACCGCAGCACGGACCCAGCCCGCTGGGCGAACGCCAGAGCACAGAACCACGAGTACCTCAAGGAGTTGCTCACTGCGGGGGCGTTGGATATCGACATCAACGACAAGGCGCTGAAAGACCAGTTGCTCTACGTCACCTACGACATGACCAACCGCGGCGCGGTGGCGATCACGCCGAAGAAGGACATGCGATCGGAGATGCACGGCTCCCCCGACCGCCTGGACGCGCTCATCTACGCCTGCATCGACACCCGGCCGCTGCTGAACCCGCCGCTCGGGGACATGCAGAAGGGGGACCTGGCGGCCCTGGACCCGATGGATGTGGTCGCGGAGGACTTCCAGTCGTTTCGCGAGATGCTCCTGTGATACCGGTCTGATACCACGCCGTTCTCCGCGCGAACCGCGCCGAATGGGGCTTAGACTCCGCTCCCGCCATGGATGCACAGTCACGCGCGATCATCGAGATCTTCGGAGAAGCCACCGTCGGGGTGGATAGTGCCGACCTGAAGGAAGCCTTCTTCAAGGTGCAGGCGCTCCTGGGGCGCGAGGACCAGGGGTGGACCTCCATCTTCGGCGCCGGCGCCGATCCGAATGGGCAGTTCGGTCTCACCCTGCTGTACCTGCGCGAGTGGGGCTGGAAGATTCGCGAGTCGATCGTGGGAGCCCCATGGATCGGCCGCGGCTTCCGTCTGCGTGCGAACTACATCTGGAAGGACGGCATCCGCTACGGGAACATCCCCGGCTCCGCCAGCGTCGGCGGCACGCGCGGCAAGACCAACATCCAGGACCTCATCGACCAGCCGATCAATCAGCGCTCCTTCTTCGGCACCAACGCCCGCCGCCAGCGCGAAGAGAAGCTCTACTCCGAAGGCATCGCCCTGTGGATCGGCAACGACAGCACGAAGACGCTCGAGGCCATCCCGCTGTGGCAGATCACACAGGAACTCCTCAATACGGACGGGCTTGGCGAGATCATGGCCTACCGGCGCCAGTGGGTGCATCGGGACCTGAACACGGGCGAGGGCGAGGAGCGCGTCGCCTGGTACTTCAC